TGATTACATTTGCTTTATACTTCTTTGTATGAGGCATATCAAGGTAAACCTCATACTCTTCTTTTAAAAATTCTTTAAATTTCTTCATTTTGTATCATCTTTTATTGAAGGTATATTATCCATATCCTTCTTGTCTATCACATATGCTGGTATGGTCTTCTTCTTTTCTATTGTAAATGCCTTCTTGATTCTGTTTAGCCCATCTGATATTGAAATTGTACCATCCTCTTGTCTTATTCCCAATACAGGTACACCAGTATCAGCCTGTTTCATTCTTTCAACATGATCTTTGTTATCCATATCGTATTGCTTATCCCACCATTTTAATGCGTCTGTATCTTTAATGGGCAAATCTTTTATTAAAAATTCTTTCTTTGATTTGGCAAAATCGTAGATATCCTTGACTCGGTATCTCTTACCAGTCTCATCATTGGTGGCTACTTGATCTTTCCAATCTTCTACTTCTAACAAAAATTCTTTAAATTTCTTCATTGTTTTGTTCCATGTATAATTCCCTTTTCCAATTTTGCATCAGGAAATGTTACTTGTACTGTCTTTAAATAATCTCTTAATCTTTGATTTCGTTGCCATGAGTCTTTTCCAGTCTGCTTTCCTGCTCCTGACCTATCTCCTTCATAAACATCAACATAGACTCTTCCACCCGGTTTCAGGGCATCGTGGGCTTGTTGAAGTACTGTATGATGATCTGTCTCATCCTGTATGACATTCAGTACATTGAAGAGTGATGCGGTATCTGCCTGCCCTGATCCGGCTGTTTGTAATACTCTTTCATTGTGGTCGGCTGGTCGATTGTATGGATCATAAACATAAGCACGTACCTGACGATCTCCCAAGAAGTCTGTTCCCATATCATGTTTACCACCACCAATGTCAATATGAGTAGTACCTTTTTGCCAACCATGAAGTTTCTCTACTGTTTTGAAGGCTTGGGCTACTTGAGGTCTTGAAGTTGCCGCAGAAGTAATATTCTGGTCTTCTAATAAAAATTCTTTAAATTTCTTCATGGTATAATATTTATTGATTGTTTGACTTCTTGGTACTATATTCTATAATTACTATGATGAATTCACTTTATATTGATTCGGCATGGGAATTGAAGTTAATTGATAATGTTGCCTCGTCTATTCGAGATTCATTATGGTTGAATACTTCTAAGATTGCTATTCTACAACTCAGTTATGAGTATAGTGGGTTATTTGCTCAGATACTCTCTCACCGTCTCAGTATTGAGGGTGAGCCTATGTCTATTGAACCTGTCAATATTCCATATAAAAATGAGTTTGAGGTGTTTATTCACCCGAATCAACTTGATCCCTACGACAAGTTAATCGTATTGGATAGCGGTTGTTTGAGTGGGGGTAACTTCACTCGTGTACAACAAAAATTATTAAATTATGGGTATTCGTCAGAAAATATAATTTTTGTCTGTCTTGCCTGTTCAAGTGAGTCTCGGTTTAAGCCTACTCATTGTCCACTTATCTTTGACGGAAGTAGTTCAATAGTTCACTTTTGGTGGGAATGTAAGACTATTAAATTTAATTAAAATTTTATGTATTTCTCTTGGTAGAGGAAACCTTATTTCCTGATGCCCCATGCATACCTACTCGTGACTTCTCTGCCTTCTTACTCTTGAGTTCCTTTGATGACATCTCTGATGATGTCTTTGGGGTTTTCTTACTGACTCTCTTGCTGGGTCTGCAATACTCATTCTTACCACCTGCACCACAATCTTTGCCAGTCTTGGTATCTTTCCAATCTTCTGCCTCCCAGCGTTTCAGATTGGCTCCCTCTTTTGACTTCTTGACATCACCCTTGCCTTTGCGGCATTTGGCGGTTGCTTGGGCTGCTCTTGCTGACCACTTACCATATGAGTTCATGGCTTGTTTGTAACAGGCATCTTTCTCTTCGTAGAGATCATTTGATTCTGCTAAAAATTCTTTAAATTTCTTCATGGTATAATATTTATTGATTTAATTGACACACATCTTGAGTGTGTTATACTCCATTAATGCCAAATCCATATTACTATACAAATAAACAAAGCCCGACTGTTGCTTTGCCATTTGATGATAATGATACCCAAAACCCAAATGTAATATACAGAGTATGCAGCAAGTGCCACACTAGAAAACCATTGCAAGATTTTTATAAAGATCGTGATGGTCATTCTTTAAAATGCAAAATCTGTAATTACCGAATTAATAAAATTACTAAAAATCTTCATAAGACCGCTCCCCCAAGACCACAAGCCTGTGAATGTTGTGGCAAAGTTTCAGATTCTCCATTGGTATTAGACCATGACTATGAGACTGGAAAGTTTCGTGGTTGGATATGTGCAAAGTGCAATCTAGGTTTGGGAAGATTGGGAGATACCATTGAGTCTCTAATGAGAGCGGTCGAATATTTGAAAAAAAGTGCTTCTAGAATTTATGGCACTTCTTTGTTTGATGAAGAACCTACAGAGTAATACTTTACTGTTGGTGATCTTGGTGTATACTAACTCTATGATTTCTAGACTCTACTCTGCTGGTCAGATGTTTCATGATTCTGTATATCAGGGTTCCATGTATGTGGAAGTTTCATATACGAACAGACTTACGTTTGATTCTGCGTATACCATGATGGAACCTTGGGCTGAAGCCATTGAGCCTCCTACGGTTGCCGTTACAAGTTTTTCATCAAATTTGTTCATGGGAACGGCTGATGGTCTATGGATCTATAAAATTTACAATGGTGGAGTGTTGGTCAAAACCATTCAAATGGTTGATCAGCAGTTTGCTATTCCAATCATGTATGATCGAATCGAGAGTATCTCAATGGGTGCATTGCAAATGACAGAATCAGGTGGTGCTACACCTACGCCCGTTCCTTCTCCGGGCATGGGGTTGATGTTAGGAATGGCTACACTTATTTCATTAAAACGTAAACGAGTTGTTTGACATTCACTATAGATACGGTATCATATTGGTATGAACACGACAATCAAGACATCAAAGATTGGGAGTAACCATGCCACCTTTAGCGGCAATGAATACATGTTCATTGAATGGATGTATAAGGTGAATCCTGAGTTTGAATACAACTACATTAGGCTTGAAGATTCCTTTACCATTCTTTTTGATGGTAACAAGAAGTTTGCCGATGATATTCTTAAGTTCATTCGTAATGACGGACACTATACTCTTATCAACAAGAATTGGAACTAAAAATGATTACTAAAACACTTAAAAAGATTAAAGCCAAGAAGTATTACTACTCATTCGTCTACAATCGTGGAAATTATTTTCAAATTTCTCGAGGATTAGAGAATCGTTACCCAAAGCAATTTATGGGTTCGGGTATGATGATGGGTAAGAATAGTTTTGATCTTGGCTTTGAATGTACTGCTCTAGAGTACAAGAAAATCGTTGCCTGTGCTCGTCGTCGTTATGGAAGAATTCAAAAAATCAGAAGGAATAAAATTGACTACTAAAAAGAAAATCACAAAGCCTGCCCCTAAGCGTTACATTCTTTCTCTAATGCCCCCACCGGGTGCATTCTCTGTACTGCTTGACTTGGCTATTTTAGCCATGCTCACGTTTGCTGCCAGTACATTGTTTCTCATGAGTATGCAACTCTGTCAGAAGATTACCATTACTGTTGGAAAGTAAGATAATGGAAAAAATTTATAATATACCATTTAATAAATCTCATATATGTGATCTTCATCAGTTATTAGATGGTATACTTGATCGTTACGTAGATGCTATTGACAATCCTGAAACAGAAGAAGAAATATCACTCAGTCGAGAAGTTCGTGTTGGTTTTGCAGACCGAGCGATGAATCTTTTTTCTATTGTTGACGATCAAGTTGAACAAATAATTCAAGATGATAAATTAGGATTCTAATGACTGATTTTGTACATTTTATTTCTGTCATGGCTGCACTTGTGATTGGGCTTGCATTACTGTCTATTGTCGTTGCCATTGTTTTGTCTATTGCTATTCGCGCCTTTCAAGGAAACGCATGAGTACATACTTCATTGGTTGCCCACACTTCGGACACGAAGCGATGTATCGCTTCACTCGTGCAAATGGCGAGAAGGTTCGTCCATATGCATCAGCCGAAGAAGGTGATACTGTTATCAGAGAGAATTGGAATCGGACTGTTTCCAAGGGTGACAAGGTGTATGTCATGGGTGATGTTGCATTCAACCCAAAAGATTTAAAAATTCTTGAAGCCCTTAATGGGTCAAAAGTTTTAATTAAGGGCAACCATGATACTCTCGAACTCTCAAAGTATGCGAAGTACTTTAGAGATGTTCGTGCGTATCACAAGTTAGACAATGAAATTCTTTCACACATTCCTCTTCACCCCATGTCTCTGTGGAGAACCAAGAGAAATACTTCTTGGTTAAATATTCATGCACACCTTCATGCTGAAGAAGTTATGCTTTCAGAAGGTGTGACAGATCTGAGATATTTCTCTTGCTGTGTGGAGAGAATAGGGTATACTCCTATAAGTATCGATGAGATTCGAAACCGTGTGACTGCACTTCACAAGGAAGTCCTATGAAAGATATTGCACTACATCTTCGTTATGAATCTAAGAGAACTGATCTTCCCGAGGATGTCATTCAGACTCTATCGGAAGCCTATGCAGAAATCTCTCGGTTGGAAAGAAAACTAAAGGTGGCTAATAGTTACCAAACTATTGTTACTGAACACAACAATCTTTTTCAAAAGTTAGCACAGGAGAATACCGATGAGTGATATATTCGTAGGAGACAATGATCACGGTGATCGTATTCCGGCTCACAAAGCCAATGTAAGACACGGAATGACTGAAGAACGCTGGGAATATCTCATGCAGCCATTTGAAGGCGATGAGAGTGTCATGCTTACTGCAAAAGAAGTTGACAATGGGTGGCATTGGTGTTATAGTTGGGATGGTCTTCTCATTCATGTAGAAGATGTTGAGTTTGAGCATTGTAAGTGTGATTTTATGAAAAAGTTTTGTAAGGAAAAGATTGATATGACAATGACAAATGATAATGCGCCTATTGCTGATGCATCAACTCTTGTGGCTCGTCTTGAGGAACACTCTGACTTTGCTCACAAGGTAGTGCGTGATCTGTTGCGTGAAGCATCAGAACGAATTCAGTTTCTTACCAAGGAACGAGATTTCTATGAAACAAGAATGACATTCCTTGCCAAGGATGTAGAGAGAGAAGAACGAAATCAGTTGTATCTCGCCAAAGAGGCTATGCACGTAAGTGAATGTCCTCCGAGAGAATGAATATAAATAATTTGCGGTCCTATCGTCTAGCCTGGTTTAGGACCTGAGACTTTCAATCTCAGTACATGGGTTCAAATCCCATTAGGATCACTATGAATGATATAGAAACAAGACTGCGAAATATGGCTGACAAATGGCGCACAGTAAACCAAGAGGTTTATGATATTTGTCGTGATGCTGCTGAAGAAATTCGAGTACTCAAAGCATCGGGTAAGTATACAGACGACATCATTAACGCCTACAAACATGGAACAGGTTGGGGTAAAGGCAGCGATGAGTAATAATATTAAAAAACTTGCAGAGAAGCATCCACTTGTGTTCGCTTATATGTCAGAATCATCACACTCCGATCTACCTGATGGGTGGATGACTCTTGTTGATGAACTATGTTCTAAACTGACTCCTCTACTTGTTGAGTCATATGCCAATTATCCACTCAATGAAGAAGACAACATGGTTGGTATTACAATTGACCAAATTAAAGAAAAGTTTGGTGGTCTTCGATTCTATTGTAGTTTTCTCACCGAAGATGCTGATCTATGGGGCAAGGCTACGGATATAATCAATGAATATGAAAATAGATCATATAGTGTATGTCAGGTAACAGGTAAACCTGGTACACAATGTTCTGTAGGAAGACAGGTTATTACTTTATGCGAAGATGAACGTATTCGTATGAAGGGTATAACTATGAAGGAAGCACCGTTCAGATTTTGAGAAAATATATATGGCAAAGTTTAAACCTATCGGCAAATACATTTGGGTCAAGACTACTTTTGGTGGAGAGAAGACCAACGAGTTTGGTATCATCTACCAAGAGCGTTCTAAGTCTAAGTTCATTTGGAGTACTGTACTGGCTATCGGTGATAAGTTAACCGAAGATATCAAGGTTGGTGATGAGATTCTTTGGGATGTCTCACAACTCAAGGGTGGCTATGGTGGAAACCATTTAGTACATCAAGATTGGGTTCAAGCAACTAATTAAATTCCAATCTCATCTAAAGATTCTGCATCACCTTTTTTACGTGTTTTCAGTGCCAATTTAGATATATCTAAAATATGATCCTGTAGTGTAGTTCTAGATTCAGTTGCTGCATCATCTGTATCGTCATTATACTGATTCTTTTTCTTTAACTCGTTTATATGCGAAGCCATTGTTCTTCTTGTTAATGCTTGCATAGCATCAAATAAATCAGCTCTTTGGGGTTGTCCATCATCATCTGTTGTAAGTGTTTTATGTAATTCTGTAAAATGTTTTGGATCATCACCCAACATAAGATCCAAATGATTATGAAAATGTTTTAAAAAACCAGTATCAACACCTTTTAAATGTGGTATTCTTTTTTTTATAAAAGAAAAGAACTGACCCATTACATGATCACGATGATCTGTTTTATTTGGTTGTTGATCTTTATAGGCAAATGGAACGATATCATTTTCTTCACGTAAATATTGTTTAAAACTCTTCATTAGCAATTCCACTTTCTCAAAGATAGTGCTTTTCTAGTTGGTCTACCCTTTTCATCTTTCATCGGTCCCGGCATTCCACCCATTCTTGCACAAAACGACTTTCTTCTTTTTGCTGCTTTTGATCCAGGTTTGAGTTTAGATGGTTTGGTAGTCACTGCTGTTTGTAATTTAGAACCTGGGTTTTCTTTACGATATGAAGCAACACCTTTGGCATTCAATCCACCTTCGGGATTCTTGCCTTCTTTGCGTTGCCATGCAGCAGATTCTTCTAGAAATTCTTTAAATCGTTTCATACTATATTATTTATTAAAAGAAACAACCCCCGAACTTCTCGAGGGCTGACATACTAAAGGTTCAAATTTTAGTAAGATTTTAGATTTACGATCCCAAGTTTCCACGAGTACCATAAACCGAATCTGACGTTGCTTGGGCTCGTTTCATGAACTCTTCATGATGGGGATGTGTGCGTCTTGCTTGGTATGCTGCGTCTGAAGCAGCACGTGCAGTCTCTAGGGTAGCTCTCAACTCTCTCATATCTGGATCTATATTCATTCTATATGTCAATTCTGCCATATGTTTACCTCTATCTGCGAATCCAGCTCTTCTGCGACCACTGTTTCCCATTGCTCTATTCATTGCGGGTGCATTATCATAGATTGCAGCCCATTCTTTAGCTGCGTTTTGATGAAAGTTCAAAGCCGCTGCATCAGCAGCGGAAGCTGCCTGAGCTGCAGCATCAGAAGCTTGAGCTACTTTGGCATATTCTACACTTGGATACATTGTACCATCTCTAGCACGCATAACGACATCTTCTACATCAGCGTCACCATCACCATCAACATCTGTTGGTGCAGCCTCTGGTGTTTCCTTTAAGAAAATTTTTGGGAATCCACCATAGGTGAACTGACCACCAGAAATTTCTCTACCTTCTTTAAGGTTCTTCTTTTTCTTCTTATCGGCAATCGACTTCTTGATAGCCTTATCCTTGGATCCAAAGTATTCATCCTTTGATGACTCTACTTCACCATCGCCATCATAGTCTTTGTCAGACTTCTTATCGGCTTTCTTGCCAGACTTCTTGTCATCCTTTTTGTCACCCTTCTTGTCGTCCTTCTTGTCACCCTTTTTGGATTTCTTGAATTTACTAATATCAAATCGTTTCTCTAAAAGGTCGATTTGGGACTGAAGTTGTTCGCATAAATTTTTGTAGTATTGTTCTAAGTAATTCATATTATTATTTATAAACTTAATCGTTTATCCTGTGTTGATTTGATGTACGCATTCATTTTATCCAGATAACCCCGGTTTCGGAGTTCCTTGAATACCATATTCTCAATACTCACTTCTCCAGACTTCTTGAGTCCAGAACTTCTCATATTTCGAATCTTTTCTTTTAATTTATCAAAAGATTCATCTTCGGCTGTCGAAGCAATAAGGTCATCAATTTTTTCAATATATTCATTGACCTTCTTTTCAATGCTTGGATCATTCAAATTTACCTCTTGATGCTTAGGCTCAGTGATCCATTGGTCGTTATTAAGACTATAAGCCCCCTGGTCAGGTGGTACAGGTTCTTTAATGTCTTGAGCATATACTTCAACATCATGTCCTAGAATGGTTATGTCATGTGTAAGTGACCAAAGTTGTTTCTTATCTTTAAGATAGTCATCTATTAAATTTGGGCAATTATCAATTTTTCTTTTATCAACAAGAATATGAAGATCAATATCTGAATATGATGTATATGCATAACTTGCATTACCACCAACAAGAATATAATCTTTTACAGCACTCTGGGGAAGTCCAACCCATTCAACCCAAGTTTGTCCGATATCAAGAAGTTTGGCTCTGATATCTTTTTTCAATTGCATACCATCCCAGATCTGTGGGTTCAGTTCAGTATGATATGCTAATGTTAGAGAAGTTCCTTCTTCAAGATGTTCCTTGAATGATTTTCTCTTTTTCTTTGAAATTTCAATAGCCGCAAGTTGAGCTTGGGCTTCTTGTTGGGAACCATGAGTTCCCAACACTTTCGTACCAGTAGAGTCTTTTACAACCCATTTTTTACCTTCATGGGATATCATTAAAGATTATTTTTTAATTGTTGGAAAACCACCATAGACAGTATTTTCAGATAGATTCTGGATACGTGATCCTTCGCTACCTTCAACATGCTTACTTGGGGTATTTACTTTTTTATTCTCAAGATAACTAGCAGCCATGGTAACAAAACTACTTGTACTACTTTTCTTGATATCTTGGGCAATCTTTGAAACACCGTAATTGAATTGTTGTGGGTTACTCATAGAAATATTTAGTATTTTGTTTAAGGTCTCATAGATTTTGGGAATATACCTAAACCATAAAAATCATTTGGATATGTTGCACCTGTCCATCCTGCAGTATTGCCATATTTTGGACATCCAGTTAATGATACCTGTTTTAACATCTCCAAGAACCCATTAAAGGTTGGTTGTTTAACATTATCTCTCCAAAAACTAATACCACTAGATGTCCAATATCCAGATTGACCTGCAGCATTATTAGCATACTTTGTTGTACTTGCTATAAATGCTGTACGATCAAATTTTCTTGGCTGTGTTGGTCCATATCCAATTCTGTTACCTTCACTTGCATTATCAGTCTGTGGTTTATAATATCCCGTCAAACTTCCACTATTAGCCGTTGCATTAATCTCAATATTACCACATGTACCTCTTGCCCAATCACCATATGATGTGAATAAGATTCCTCTTGTCATCTTATCATATACTACACCTTTAAATGTTAATCCAGTATTGGCAAAATTATTAAATTTACGATATACATCACTTGCACTATATAAATCCAATAATGCTTTCTGTGGTGAATCTGTGTAAGATGTGAACCCATATGGTAAAGTATATGCTGTACCACCAGTTGCAACTATTAATGGAATTTGATAAGGATCTCTATTATTGGGAATTGGTCCAGAATTTTGAGAATATCGCATAACAGAAGGGGCTTCTGAATCTGGAAGAGCTCCTGCATAATTTGGATCTTGAGTTGTTAATACCGGATTATTTGGATTGGTGTACCAGATATTATATTCAACAGAAAAATGATTTGTCCATTGACTTATTGCTGTTGCACCACACAATCCAGGTATTGATGCAATATTTCCAGAAGTTATTCCAGAATTTAATAGACTGAATGTTTTCTGTGGTCTTGCCTCACAATATACAGGAATATTATTTGCTCTTAATGTTTGACTGATGTACCAGTCTGTCAGTTCATAAGAATTTCCTCGAGTATATGCTGCTGGTAATGTTGCAAATAATCCTACAGTATTGGGAGTCGCAGAACACGTAGTAGCATCAATAGAACATGATAAAATACCCGCAGTTATATTTGGGCTCTTCATACTAATAAATTCATCAAGCCATTGATTTACAGATGCATAATATAAATTATTAGCAGCAGTTATAGATCCACCAGAATCTGTAAAACATTTATCCCAGAATACCAATGATCCTGGATAAAATGTATTTCCTGCCGGTCCTGCGGCTATATTTCCAAATCTATCTTCCCAATATCCATTTGTTGATGGAAGATATACATGAACATTACATGGTTCAGTCATAGCCGTAAATCCGGTTTTTGCAGCACATGCTCCAATTGGATTTAATTTTCCTTCTAATAATGCACGAATACCAGAAGTAAATCCTTTCCAACGAGCCGGAGACTTAGATGCATCGGTGGTGCTATTATAATAACCCTCGGCTCTTCGTGTTATTTCACGGAATGGATATGCTACTTGAGGAATTTGACCATGTGGTTGGAAGAATGTAAAACTTCTTGCTCCCCACATATATGGATCTATGCAGTTTTCATATATTGCATTGTGCCATGGACTTGTAACTGTTGGGTTAGCTGGATCCATTTCAAATTCATATGCTCTACCATTTATAATTTTAGTTCCAAAATTATCAGTATACCGATCACCTTGGAATGCAGCAATAACAGATTTATTTGTACCAAACCAATTTGCTAAAGTAGTTCCTGTACCATGTTCATTTACTGTTCCATCTGTAGAATAAACCCCAGGAAAATAAAATACATCTTTTAATTCTAATGGTCGCACATCTGGTGGTGTTGTTGTTGTAGTATTAAACCATTTACCAACATTCGAACCACTCAAAATAAAATTTGTATTATCCGTTGTTGTGTGTTCATATATTGTTCCTGGTTTAATTGTTGCTCTCCATAAATATGATCCATCTATTTTTGGAGCTCCGCTAGTAATGTTTTTAGCCAACCAACTTACACGACTTGAATCGGCTGTCGCTAATGTATAACCACCTAAATTATCATTTACATCTTTTAAAGCATTATTAAATGCTACAATATCTTTAACATAGCTTGTATATCCCCTAGCCGCGTAGTCTCTATCACTCATTTGGTTGCCATTTTCATATAGACTAAAAGAACTTGAATTCCAATAACCAATAGATTTAACACCATGCAAACAAACATGTTTTATTAATTCATAATAATAAGCTGAATTTCCACCAACATTTGATGTATATCCCATTATTGGTGAATAACCTTTGTCCATATCAGCAAAACCAACTGTTGGCGCAAGTGTTGGATCATTTTGACCAACACCACCAGCATAGCGTACCGAACCAATCCATGGCACCATAGGAACATTTGGTGAACCTCGTTTGGCACTACGAACTTCTTGAATTGCTTTAGTAAAGCTTGTCCATGGTCCCTTTGTCAAAGTTATTCCGGTTGCACCAGAAACAGCTAATACTAAGAATGTCGGATTTTCTGGTCGTACAAATACATTTCCCGGAGAAACAGTTGAGTCTATTTGTCCAACTTCTCCGTATAAATACGGAGACGAGGCATTACCAACATATTTTGATTTAAATTGCGGGTGTCCATTTGCATCAGGAGCACCTGCAGTTGGTCCACCATCTGAAACCCAATAATCATAATTAGCAACTAATGCTTTGGGAGACTGCTGTAGAGTTGCATTTGCCCACATCTCATTCATTGCAACAGCTTGATGTTGTTGTGTTAAATGATTCCAAACAAGATATGCAGTTTTATTTACTCCTGGTCCTATTAATTGTCCATTTCCAGCAGTCACTCCATAAAAATTCATATATGAACTCCATGAAGATAATCCTTTCCAAGATTGATAATATCTGGGATCAGCAAGATAACCAGAAATGCCACCAGTTGTAACTGCAACGCCCCATGTTTGTGGATAATTTGATTCGTTATCTCCTATAACATAATCTAATTGAATTTTATTAGAATTAAAAATATTTAAAACTTGATTATAAAATCCTGAAGCACCACTAATACCAAAATCAGTCCATGGACTTGGATAACTGTTTGATATATTTGAAGATGTAAATGGATACGTATTTCCATAATACTGCAAACTAGCTGCTCCAGTTGCAGTAATTTTATCCCCAGTGAATTTAAACCAATCTTCTCTATTAAATAAAGTTGGTTGAAAAGCTTTTTTTGCTGACCAAACTGGAAGGTTTGTTAGTTTACTTATAACTCTTTGCATTTCAGAGTTTTGTGTCCATCCAGATGTATTGTTGATCCCCCAACCTGAAATTCTATAAAAATTAACAAAAGGAGAAACATAATTTAGATTATTTCTCGTAGCATAACTTAACCAATCCTTTTCATTATAGTCAGCTATAGAACCAAATCGACCAACACATCCTCCACGAAGATCTCTAAAACCAAGACTTCTGGAATAAGCGGTAGTTACACCACCTTGTTCAAGTTGAGCACCCCAAAGACAAACTGTAACACCAGCAGTTTCTGAGGCTGAATTACTTCTACTTAAAATATAACAATCTACTCCTGTCTGAGTTATACCCATAAAAAATGAAGTATCATATCTTATCCAACCAGTACCTGTAAAAGACATACTTGGTTGAAGATCAAATGCAGCACATGAACCAGTTACATCTCTAATTCTAAATGAACCACCAGTAGCCCCTAATGATATATTTCTATAATAAGAAAAAGTATATGTTGTTCCTGGTGTTAAATCAAATTGTTGTTGTCTGATTGCTGCATATGCCCCCGCAGAAGCTAGTGTTCTAAAAGCAAAAGCAGTAGTAGATCCATCTGGAGCAGTTATACCTGTTTGTACTGATTGAATATTTTGATATGACCAAACATTAGTAGGCATTGTAATAGAATCCTTATTTATTAAGTACCAGGAATAGTGTTCAAATTCATATCTTGACTAAACGATATTAGATTTTTAGAATTATCAGATCTAGACCACTCATTTCCAGACCATACCCATTCATTTGGCCACTGCCAAGCAAACGCATTAATTTTTGGTCTTGTATTGGCTTCAGTCATAGTCAATGGATCATATTCAAACGCTGGATTTTCTGGAAGATTCAATAGACCTAATCTCTCAGCTTCCGATACTGGAGGATTTTCAACTATTGGAATCTCATAACGATCTGTAGTCCACCATATACCAAATTTACTATTTGGTTCATAGATATAATTCGTAATTCCACTAACATTATAACCGGTTGTTATTCCGCTCACCGATCCTCTTACAATAATTGGAGATTGTGTAGCAGGATGAGCAAATGTGATTCTCCATAAATAATTTCCATCAACCTTTTGAGCACCAGACATTAAATAAGAACGTTCATCCATGTTAACTGGAGCAAGATAAACAGTTTCCCATACAATACCATTTCCAAGAGTGTGGCATTCTCCAATAATAGAATTTAATCGTTTTGCCTGATTGTATGAAATTGCACCACAGCATCCATAGAATGTTAAACCATTAGCCAATGGAGGATTAAAAGTTTGATTTGAGGCATAGCTTCTTGGGAACATTTGATTTTCACAAGGAGTTTGTGCACCAACAGAAGATGTACCATTGTAATATGTAATTGGATTCCAATATGTAAATCTACCTGTCTTATTTAAATATTGGTGTCTTATATTTTCAAAATGCATTGGTCCAGCTTCACCATATTCAAAATTAACCCCCAATGCTTTGGTTCCATTTAAATAATAACCAAACGTTACTCCTTTTGAAACATAATAATAATTTCCATATGTTATATTTTTTGATAGATCGGGTCCATTAGCAGCATCATAATCATTATTCCATGTTTCTATTGCTACCCATGTATTAATTGGTTTCTGTATTCCGTTCCATTTAGACTGTGCTAATGCAGGATAATTAATTGGATCTGATTTTTGGAATTTTGCCCATGTTACATTACCAGTTGCTATATGCCGTCCCCATTTTACATCAGCAAGTAATGCCATAAATGCCATTGGATACCAGTTTGTCCAGTAATGATTATAAATTGTTCCGGCAGGTAATGTATTAGCTGGCCATGGATTCCCACATTGATCAAAATAATCAACATCCCATGTTGGTATTCCAGTAGTAGATCCCCTTAACAATTCTAAAGTTTTGGAACCAGCTGTTCTACCATTTAATATTTCAAGACCTTTAATTGGAATATAATTTGCAGGACCAAAGGTTGCACCTGCAACCAAATTATTTTTATTAATTCCCCATACAGGATTTAAATGCCATGACATCCATAGGGGTGATCTATCCGTTCCACATTTTGCAGGATGACACATTGTTGACAAAGATGCTCCTGTTGGATCAAAATCTTTAAACCCACAACTTCCAACTGTTTCAGCACATCCATAAAAGTCAATAACCTGTCCGGCTATTCCTGAATTTAAATAATTATCTGGTAACCATTTTTTTGTTGAACTATTTGTTGGAGAACCTAAAACACTATATCTATAGCGCATTTGCCAAGTTGCAATATTATTTTTACCAAATGTATTACCATTGTTTGCAAATTGATATGAACTTCCTCTGTAATCAAGATTTCTATCTACTACTACAGGGCTATTGGATGTCATATCAATTTGACCACCAATACCAGCATAAGTATGAATATTATCAATATCACCTACTCTGACTCCGTATACTGATTGATTTGATGATAATGACGGCCACATATCATTAAAGGAATAATAGTTTGCCATCGGCCTATCATAAGTGCTAGTAGATGCATTTAATGGATAGGGAACATAATCATTACTTGACCAATTTATTTGTCCAGTTAAATATGGTCTATTTGAAGGATTATTATAACTTGGAACATTGTATCCTTTCGTTCCGTGATTTGTTTTATAATATCCATAGTTTCCAGATAATGAATTATCTGCAACAATTCCATTAGAGGTTTTAAAATGATCTGCTAAATCATTCATCATACCTGCAGTCCAATCTTTCATGGCTGAAGTATATTCTTGGCTTAACCAGATATCAGGTGACCCAGAAGCAACTATGTTACCTGGTATTTCTGCATTATTCATAGCAGTCATACCATCAACATATTTCCAAGATGAAGGATTTGTAGTCCAACCTCTTGTTAATAAGAAAGATCGCATAGAAGTTATGCCCCGAGTAACATAATAATCTGGAGCAGCACATATACCAGTAAAAGACGAATACCATTTACTACTTGTTGAAGAATTATTTGGATATAACCATTTTTGATAAAATCCAGTATCTCCAACACTACCACCAATACCTCTTAAATCAAACCAATTATAATATTCATCATCCATCTCCCAGTGAGCCATGGTAAATCCACAGGAACCTAAAATAGTATAAAAAGCATTTAATTCTGCTTTTGCAAATTCTACTTTACGTTTAAGCCATGGTGTGTAATATGTAGTTCCTGTAGTGGTTAAATTTACTACTTCTGTATCTTGAATTCCTTTAGTATAAACACCAAGAATTGCTCTCCAAGATCTACTTGGAAAAAATGTTCTGTATTTATTTGGAATCCATGAATAAAGCCTTACAGCTTCATATGCTGTTCTTTTATCAAAGAAGTTCGGAGCTCCAAACGTCAATCCAATATATCCAGTTGCCGTAATCCATGGTCCAGCACTATTACCTAAGTCGGATGTACCGTATTTATCAGTACCAACTGCAGCCCAACTTTCATCTGTTGCATATCCTGCACCAGTTGCAAGTGGATATATACCAGCATCCAAATTAGATCTGCTTGGACCAACAACACCCATCATACCAAAAAATATTATTGGCCACATATATGTTAAACCATTTTGACTTCCCCATGTCAAACCATCTTTATATAAATTATAAGGAGCAACATTTAATAGTCCAAATAGATCTGGATTTTCATAACCAACAGGAATACTATTTCTAGATTCGTTTGTGGTTACAGCATTATACATTATTTCTGGATTGTTTGGAAGATTAACAATGCCTCTACGCAATGCTTCTGGAATTGGAGGATTCTCAACAATTGGAATTTCATAATTTCCACTATTCCACCAAACACCAAATTTACTATTTGAATTATTAATATAATCCGTAACACCACTAATATTATATGCTGTAGTTACTCCACTAACAGAACCACGTATTATTAATGGTGATGGGTTGGTAGCAGGATTGGCAAATGTAATTCTCCACAAATATTGTCCATCAATTTTTTGTGAACCAGACATAAGATATGATTGCTCATCTAAATTAGAAGGTGCAAGATAGACTGTCTGATTTACCATTCCATTACCAAGAAGATTGCATTCACCAATTACTTGATTTGTTTTTCTTGCAAGATTCATTGTAATAGCACCACAAATACCAAAACAAGTTATTCCACTATAATATCCTGGAACACCTCTATTATCTACTAATACTTGTCCACCAACAGCACTTGTTACACAACTATAAGCTGAAGGATTCCAATGTAAAAATCTACCAGTTTTATTCAAATATTGGTGTCGTATGTTTTCATAAAACATAGGTCCTTGTTCACCAACAAATTGTGTCACACCAGTAGCAACATTGCCAGTGATGTGATATCCGAAGGTAACACCAGTAGGAACATATGTTTGACCACCGAGACCCATATTTTGCGATAAATCATTATCAGCAACACTTGAATAATCTCCAGATAAATATAATTTTTGGTCTACAAGCCAAGTATTAATTGGTTTTTGAATACCATTCCATATTGATCCGGGAACACTCTCTAACAATCCTTCTTTTTGAGCGGCGGCTCTGTAAACATTTCCAACTGCTACTTGTCTTCCCCAATTTACATCATATAATAAAGCCATGAATGCCATTGGGTACCAATGACTCCAGTATTGGTTATATATGGATCCACCCGGTAATGTATTTCCAGGTAATGGGAAGCCACAAGAATCAAAATGACTAGCATCCCATTTAGTAGATGTACCCAACCATTGTCTACTGATAGCACCCATAGTCAAGCCATTTAAAATACTTGGTCCACGCAATGGGATATGGTTGGCTGGACCATAGTTTGAATTAACATTTATTGCAGTAATTCCCCATACTGGATTTAAATTCCATGGAATCCAACCAGGAGCTTTATTGTCACCACATCGATTTACTGAGCCATTGCTAGCACCAAGAACACCAGATGGATCATATCTTTTTGCTGCAGAAAGTCCATGAATTTCATAACATTCTGATGCTCTAAATGTTTGTCCTGCTAATGTTGAATTTAAATAGTTTGTAGGCACGAACCATAATGGGGCTTCATTGGCTAAACCAAGTACTTGGGATAATTGCCAATTGTAGTTTGCATAAATTCCAAACGTAGTTCCATTACTATATGAATTTCCATAAAATAATTTTTTTCTATCTAAGTTACGTAAAGAATTTTGTCTTGTTTCAATAAAATTAAATAATCCACCATATGGATAAATCGAATCTATTGTTCCCGCAACTTCACGTTGAACAAATCCTGGAGATGAAAATGCACTCAATGCATTAAATGCATAGTACGCTGTTTTTCTTCGATCAACACTACTACTGTTTATAATAGAAGTAGGATATGGAATAAAATCCGTAGAAGATTGTTTTATTAATCCTGTAAATGAATTGTTTAAAGCTGCAAATGTATAACCTTGTATCCCCACATCATTTTTATAATAACCATATGAAGCAAGTAAACTATTATCTGCAATTAATCCATTATATGATTTAAAATCATTTGCATAATCTTGCCAGTGTAGTGCAATCCAATCCGTTAAAACAGCACCATATTCATTTGGTGTGGCTTGATCTCTACTACCAGATTTTGCAATATTGGAAATTGTATCAAGAGTACCCATGGCAGTGATACCATCAACAAATTTTGCATCATTTGAATTTGTTGTATACCCGTGATTTAAAAGATATGATCTAAAAGAACTAATTCCACGGGCTATTAATGCATCTGGGGCTGCACATATTCCAGTATATGATGCATACCATGTACTTCCAGTTGGTGTATTATTAGGATATAAAAAGAAATTTCCAAATGAAGTATTTCCAGAATTTATACTAGCACAACTACCACAAACACCAATATTTCTAAAATCCCAAAAGATATACATTTCATCATCATATTCAAAGCCATTCATTAAGAATCCAGTATTACCTAATACTTTACAAGTATTTTGTAATTCTTTTCTTAAAAACTGCATTTTACGTTTTACCCAAGGAGTACGTATTGATGGTTTACCAGGACTTCCATATACTGAATCGCTTGGTATATTAATTAAATTTTCAGAATTTGTTATACCAGAATTACTAACTAAAGCATTATAATGTCTTGGATTATCAAAAATTCTATTTTTAAATGGAATCCATGAATAATAATTCGCAATATTATTGATTGTGGTAAGACCAATATGTCCAGTATTTCCAAAAGTTAAACCAATATATCCAGTAGCACTATTCCAAGGTGATTCTGTCCAATCAATATAATATTTGGATGTAAATGGATCATATCCATGTCCAATCCATGTATCATCAACTGCATTTGTTGCAAAACAGTTACCAGCCAATGCTGCTTTACTAGGACCACGAATACCAGGAGCACCTGGAACCATGGGATACATATAAGTTAAACCATATTGACCGCCCCATGTTTCTCCTTGATTCCAATTATTATATGGTACTGTCCACCAATAACCAAAAACCATTGGATTACTGTACGCACTTGATGCTGATATATTGGTATTAAGTAAAATCGGATGCATTATTTGACTTTTAAGTATTGTCTCGTATACTATTTATACTATGACCAACAAAAAATTGGAAGAAATGATCTACGACTACGGTGAAACTTTAAAGCACATTGGTAAGTTTGAAACCGATGAAAAGACTAGTTTAAAGGAATATAACAAATTGGTTGACCATAAAGAAAAATTGGTAGAACAATTTAATGAACATTTTAACAGCCATTCAAAAATGGCACAATCTTTAAACATTTTCTGAACTCATAACATTACCAAAAGTAGATTTTATAATCTGATCTACTTTTTCTGGGGCGTATCCACGTAATTTTTCCATTACATGTTTACGCATTTCAGAAGTCCATTGATCCAACCCAGTTTGTGAAGAATCTGGTTTCAATGTACTAACTTGCTGAACGTTATAAACATTACCTTCAATCAACTTTTTCATGTAAATATTTAGAATAATGGCAAAAATAAGAAAAACATCAAAATATGGAAAAAGGAAGATCAAACCACTTCCTCCTGTTGTAAAACCAGTATATCCTGAATATATTCAAAATTTTATTAATAAGGTTGAATCAACTACACCATATGTTGTGAAAGTTGATCAGTACACTGAAACAAATTCGTATCATGTTGGTGTACTTAAAAAGATTGATAAAGTACACAGATGTGTTTGGATGGCAAGTTTTGTTGATGAACCTAAATGGTTAGAAGTATTTTGGACAAGTGAATCATTTAAAAATTCCTAAATATTTGTAACATGTACGACAAATACTTCCAAGCAAATCCAATTACAATCGGTTCAAAAATTCCTAAGCACAAAGGTATTTTATTCTCTGGTGCATTAGCAGCAGGAGTTGGAGTTACTTTGAGTTTAGTAAATGGTACAGGTACAACGTTTAATGCTGCTATTACAGTTAATAGTACTCCATTTATTTTACCTATGCAGGTATACGCTATTCCAACTGCATTACCATCTGGTCTTACCGCATTCTATGTAAATTGATATGTCTAAAGACATTCGATGTCTCATTACCAACAACCTTCTTAAAAAAGGTGAGTGGTTTTGGCTATCGTGGGAAATGGATGCTGCTATCTCAGCACCGGGTCTAGCAGAATTAGAAATGCGCCGTCATGATCCTGACGATGATTTTGCTAAAATGTTATGGGAAGAATGGGAATGGACTCGGGAAATCGGCAACCCAGATCTTTAATTTTTACGTAATTGTTTTTGCATTGTTTCTAATGCACTTGATGCCCAACTATGTATTTCTTCACCATGTTCTTCTGGACCATCACGAACAATTTCTAAAATTTTTCCAATTTTTTCACTAGGAGATTCAGTTCCTTTGAAAATTCCTTTTGGGGCATCTAAACTATTTGGGCTTCTAGCAGGGATTTCAGAATCACCTCCAGTAACTATACGTCCACGAACAGCTTTTTTACCTTCATTCATCATTTTTGAAATCTTAGAAGTTATTGATTCTAATTTTAGTGATTTCCAGTTTGCAGTTGGAATTTCATATTTACCTTCATCTTCCGGCTCTTCTTCATCACCGATTACATTATTAGATACATCTAGTCGTACATCCTGAGCATCAGCATCACCATCTTGATCTACATCAGTTGGTTTAGAATCACGAGCCCAAGGAAATGAAGGTAGCCTACTAATTTCTTCCGTTCCTGAATCGGGATCTGTTGGATCAAAGTCGTCATCAGCATCTCCACGATAACCAGTTTCTACACGTTGAACATCACTACCAGCAGCTTGCTTTTCAGCTCGGATTTCTGCAACTCTATCTTGAAATCCATCAAAATCAAAGTCACTTAGTTCTCCACCGCCAGAACTTTTAGCTGCGGCAGCTGCTTGAGCAGCAGCAGCTCTTTCTTCACGCCGTCTTATGGTGGTTGCTGCATTGATTTCTTTTTGTCTAGCAAGTCCTGCTTCACTACGATTAGGCTTCTTAGCTTCAGTAAGCATTTCGCCTTTACGTGCGGCTTGTTCAGCTAGCATCTCAATACCCTTTTTATGGGCTTGCATACCAGCTTCGTTTAAGGAATGAATCCAACCGTAATAACCTTTATTCTTCATATTATTATTTAGTTGACACAAAAGTTCTATATGCTATACTACTTCTATGACTTATGGTTCACACGGTGCAGGTAAGGGAAGTTCCCCCAGACACGTAAATTTGGAACAATATGGCAAAAATTATGAAGCAATTTTTAAAAAGAAGCCAGTAAAGAAAAAGCCTAAAAAGGCACCTAAATAAACTACGCAAAAGTACTCAAGCGGTCAACGAGGTCACACTGTAAATGTGATGATTAATTTCTACGAAGGTTCGAATCCCTCCTTTTGCATTTATTATTTGACTTTCCCTTAGATACGTGTACAATATGACTATGGAAACACCCCCAGATCCAATTAAAACAAAGTCATATTATATTCAAGATTCAGTGTTAAAAAATATGGATAAAGCCAAGCAAGTTAAAAAAATGTATAAATCTCCTAAACATTACGAATACGATCCATCTCTCAATGGTTTACACGAACCTGGGTCAAACCAAGTTGTTATCAACCAAGCACTCAATGATCGAATGAAAGTCTTAGAGACTCAAAATGAACATTTAGTACAACGAATCAAACAACTAGAAACCATTCTTACATCTAAAAACTTTACTGACTTTACTGAAAAATTAGAAGAACTCATGGATAAACTCGATGATCTTCAATCCAGAGTTGATTTGCTTGACGAATAAATAAACCGGAGTATATTATTATTATGCCTAACTCAAAACAACGTACTACTAAACGTGCTCATAAAAAGCGTGAAGAACGCATGAAGCGCACTCGTATTCAGAGCCTTATGAAGGCTCGTGTTGGTACACTTCGCAGTCTTGACGCGAGTGGTCAACTTCCAGTATGTGTCAAGCAAAAGAGACTGCCCAATGGCTAAAACTGCCACAATGATGTCGTTTGATGAACTTCGAAAGAAGTATGATCATATTGATTGTTTTTTCACCTATTACAATGGAGAGAAATCTTCCTTTGATTTTTATGGCACTGATGCGAATGGAACTGAAGTTCGAATCTCCATTGGTGGATGTCCTGCATGGATTAAGACCATCGAGTTTGGTCCTAAAGATCCTATAAATATTAGTGATTCAATCGAACGTCATGTTCGATTTGTCTCTGTTACAGATAACCGTGGTAAGCAAGTTTACGAACAATTTTTTGATGTCTAAAGGAAATTAATGGGAAATTCAGATCATAACGATTTTAGAAATTGGCAAAATGGTGACGATAGCGAAGAGAACAATCCAAATAATGGATTTTTCTTCTTTGGTAATACTAGCCCAGAATTTAAGAAAATGTGGGATCAAATGCGTAATGGTGAAAACCCTGCAGATAGTCTTCGTGACTATCTTAACATGGATGACATTTTAAATCAATGGACTAAAGAAAATCAGAAGAAGCCATTTAATCCAAACAATCCACCAAAGCCTTCTCGTAGACCTATTCGACATAAGCCTAAGACGACTCCATTTAGTCAAGAAGAATATTTTAAACTTATTGAGATTCGTGGATATCTTGCTATCAAGGAACAGTTTGCACACGTTAAGGCATTAGATAAGTTGCTTAATCAAATTGTCATTAAGCCTATTGACAATCCAGGAGAATTCCAATGACATACATTGCCGGTGAAGCATATGAAAAGGGTTATAAAGCCCGTATGGGTGGTGCAGAAAAAGCATCAAATGTTTATGAATCTACCAGTGTGTATTGGCAAGAATGGGCTACTGGTTGGGATGATGCTCATACCAAGATCATCACCGAAGCCAGACAAAATGCTGGTTGTTCAAAGCCCAAGTGTTGTAAGAAATTTATTCAGGAATAAAAAAATCCCCGAAAGGGGATTTTTTAATCTGTTGTATGTGGTAAAAGCAATTTGTCTAAATGTTCATGTAAACTGGGATCAGTTGCTGCTTTAATAGTTTTATAAGCTCTTTTTGACATTGTAAGTCTACGAGCAGATTTTTGTTTAATTGCTGCAGATATAAATCCCGTTAATGGGGTTACTTCTACACTATGTCCTGCTGTTTCAGACTTACCCTGTTCTTTCCCTTTTCCTCTAGTTTTTCTTTTTATGGATGGATATTCAAGACCATTAGCCCAGTGTTTTATTACATCTGGTGTATCTATTTCATAAAACTTACCAGTTTCTGCTTTTATAATTGTTATTGGTCCAGATTTTTTACCATATCTAACTAATTGTGTTGCTGCTTCACGACTCAATTCTTGAGCCGTTTCGGGTGGTAATTGTATTCTATATCTACCTCTAGTGGTTTTTTCTAAATCAGCTAAACCTACACCTTGTTTTGCCCAGTCAGCTTTTATTAATTTTTTACCAATTGAAGGCCATTCAGTCGGAAACGTTCCAGAAGCTTTTGATGTTTTTACTTCTCCATGAACGGTAGTTTGTGTTGTTGGATCATAGACAAATGTATCTGGAATAATATCTGTAGAAAGTTTTCCTCCTGGTCTATCCGAAGCTGAAGGAGATTTTCTAGATCCTTTTAAATGACTTGTTACAAAAGTAGAAATTGCTTCATGTTTTTTATCATGATCTTCAATTTTATGCAATTCATCCAATCCTCTACCAAGAGATAATAGTCTTGCATGAAGTTCTGCATGATGTCCTGTTGGGGACTTTGGATTTTGTAAAATACCTAATTTTTGTTCTGTTGGATCGGCCCCATTATTAAACAGATTTGTTACTACTCTAGAAATATTAGCATGATGTTCTCCATCTGGAGATCCATTTAAATCTTTATCTTGAAAATATGTCATCACTTCTTCAACAGATGTCTTACCATCTAAATTTTTATCTGGTGTAATCTCTTCATTTTCTTCATTTAAAATATCTAAAAATTCTAAATGATATTCTTCAGCAAAACTCTTTGTAGGATAATTTAGCCAATGAATATCTTGTTTACCAGTATCTGCATCTATAGAACGAAGAGCTATTTTTCCTTTTGGATTTCTGGCTTGATATCTTTGTAAATATGTTTTAGTTTCACTCGATGGAAGATGTTTCCATGCTTTAGCTGCTTTAAATTGTATCATTTCTTCTGGACAAACATCAAACATTTCACAATTGTCTAGACCTACTGGTGGTTTTCGTCTCTGCATTGGAGCCATAATAGGATCAAAGCCACCAACACCACCCTGATTGTTGGATACCACAGGTGTACTAATGGTTCCAGCACCACCACCTCCACCACCGACACCCATATCTTCACACAATGCAATATAGCTAGTGTTTGGGTTTTTATTAAGAGCAATATAACCTTCAACCAATCCTGCAAATTGGGCATCACTAATGTCATAGGCTTGAACTGATTCACTAAACAATTGAAGTGTACTAAGATAATTTGTTAACTGAGCTTTTGTTAATCCAGAAGGTAGCTGTTCAAAGATTTTCTTTAATTTAATAATCAAATATTCAAATGAATCAATACTGCCTTCTGACTTTAATACATTACCACTTGAATCAATTGCACCAGCACTATAAGCAGCCAATTCGGTATACGGTGAAGAAATACCTTGCGCAAATTTATAAAAATAAAAGGATGGAATGTATTGTGGTGTGTTCATTTTTCAACCTGTAGTAATTTTCTATCTACTCTTGGGTCAGTATTCAATTCCAGGTATTTTACTTCTGGTAAATTTTTAATATTAAAATTTAAGAATACAGTGAATGATTTCAAATACGAATATAGTCTTGGTTCAACTTTAAAAAACAAAATGCGTATGGCATTTTCTTCGCCAAACACATTTCTTAAAATTATTATATGATTTATTATAAGTCGTTCACGTATTGACTTTAAAGTTTTATGTTTATGAATCTTCTGTAAAAGTCTTTTTACATATTTGATTCTCTTCAGATCATCCATGAACTCGGCTTTACCGGTGCACTCACTATTGAAATAACAGCCCTGACAGAATTCGAGAAATATATCTTCTGTCAGGGGAGTATTTTTATCAACCATTATTATCTCAGTGTTGGCAACCGCAACCATTTTGATCTAGTTCCATATTATATGAAGAAGTGGCTGTTGGAACGATTACCAGACTAACTTTACGTAGATGGTTTGGTTGCATGGTTACAGTAACTTGAAGAGCCAAAGAATGACCAATTTTCTCTTTGATACCATCGCCTTGTTTGAACCCAGCCTTATTGACATCATCATACGGATTTTGACCATATACACCCAATTGTGGGCTTCCGTATTGAACAAGTTCAAAGTTACTTACACCATCTGGAATTTGCATTTTTGGTGCTGCAAAGTCTAAACCAAACATATTCAATTTTTGTGCTACAACACCCATAATAGCATCTGGATTGATGTAGTCTCTCGAGGAGAAGGTGTACAACATAGCGTTAATAGCGTCTATCTGCCTTGGGAGCGATAGGTTGAAGGTTCCCTTGTCTGTGAGTGGAGATTGACCAACTTTGCCTTGTGGGTCACCAATATAAAGACCACCACCAAAGGTGTGTTCACCCGCATTTTCAACGAGTTTGGTAATTCTGGAGATGAGTTGTTTAAATTTCATGGTTGTCCTTTATTTAGTCCTATTTTTTATTAGCCCATATAGATCTGGGTTGTATACTTGTTCATTAAGAGATCTGAGGGTATTCTTGGCAATATTTTCTTTAATTTGTTTCAACCCACACTTATTTTTAAATGATGGGTTTTCTTTAACAATTTTACTAGAAGGAATCTTTTTCATATCAGTGCCTATTTTGATGTTCACCCTTATGATGTCCGTTATCAGCCCGATTATCGGATTTATCCCGAACTCTTAAATTATTTATACCTTTTGAACCACCACTACGAAGAGGCTTTTTATGGTCAATGTCTTTTCCATCACCCTTTTTGGCTCTACCCTTTTTAATCATAAGATCTCGTGCAGCACCTCGTGCAGCACGTTCTTTTCTTTGCTTCTTTTTACCGTGATAATTTTTATATTCTTTTTTATAATCTCGTTTATATTCTTCAATAACAAGATCATTAATCAATCCAATAATACATACTGGATTTTGATACATGCGTGTAACAGCATTTTCATAAATTGAATTAATGTTCACCATAACATATTCAGAATTTTCAATCAATAGATTGGATGAATTTTCTATTAGTTCTGCTTCTATGTTTGTTATTAACTGATTACGAACTAGATGGGCTATAACAAAATTATTACTTAAAGATTCGATTAAAAGATCGTTGAGGAAAATAACCGCTTCTCCTAAAACTTCAGAACTGATATTTTCACCCTTCATCACAGGAATTCTGATTGTCTTCTTACCAATCGTAACATAATTGTATTGCACAGAATTTAAATCTTTATTATTAAACCCTGGTAGAAGACTAGCATTTAATAGGAAGTCATGATTTTTAACCAGGTAATCAACCATTAATTGAACCGGTTCAATAGAATCTTTAGGTACAAGAATCCCATCTCCCTTTTCTTTTTTCTTTTCTTTTGGTTGTGTTTCTTCAATTATTGCAGTATACTTCTTTAGTGTCTCGGCAGCTGAGGTCTTATAATTTGAGATATTAGAAGCTGTCATAGTATCTTTAGCTTTTGACATATCAAAATTAGATTCGGCTGAAATGGTAGTAAAATAATCATCCGTCATAGGGAAAATACCATTAACAGTAATTAAATGGTTTGGAGCCATTTTTGGGTCAGTAATATTGTCACCACGTAATACAGTTTTTAACAGTGTATTGATAACATTTATTTTGAGCGGAGATTTATTTCCACGCATTAATTCCGATGCACCTTCTTGCCAAGCTTTTATATAACGTCCCATAGATGCTAATGGATTTATATTTCCATCTTTATCGATTACAGTTCCAGTAACATTTCCAGATGCATCTTTGACAGGTGTAGATTGTAACTTCTTTAACATCTCTGGATCAGATTTAATCTGTGTTAACATTTCATCTGGAATTAAAACATCAGAGAATGCTGCTTTTCCTTGTTGCATTTTTTGAAATGCTGCTGCAAGTTTGGGATCTGATGCAATTAAATTTGGATTGGACAAAGCTTGTGTTAATGCCCCAGCAACAAATCCTTTAAAGTTTTTATTTGATTGATCAAATTGGTTTGTAGATAGAGACATTTCTCCACCCGCTGCAACTTTAAATCTATAATCTCCACATTGCATATCACTCGCACCTTCGGAGTTAACAGGTTTTCCACCATTTTCTACATTAGTTAAGAGATTTTGAATGCATTCATCACCAATCTGTGATAAAATCTTACGTGCAGTAAAAAATGCTGCTCGTGTAAAATCACTAGCATCGGCTGTCATAGCACCATATGTTAACATCTCTTGTTTGCTAGCACCTGCTTTTAATTTTGCAATGAATACCAAAGCATTCATTACTTGTTGATTATAGGGAGTAGAAGATGTATCATTAATACCATATTCAACTGTTAAATTTTCATATGATAACTGATCAAACTCATTATTTGGAGGAGGTTGACGAATCATTTTGAAATATTCATTACGCAATTCAGGAGGCATTCCCAACAACTGCTCTGGTTCCATTTCACTCATTGTTTGGAACATTTGTTCTTTAGAAAGTTTCTTGGCTTTACCAGATTCTTTCTTTTCACCCGAAGAAGGTTTTGTTTCTTCTCTATCTTTGGATTCTCTTTTTCCTTTTGCCTCTTCTTCTTTTTTACCTTCTTTTTTGCTACCTTCTTTTTCTTTCGTATCACCAAACAAAAGTTTAGATGCACGAGTTTGTTCAAAATCTTTAGAGTTTGTAGCCTGTTGTGCTTCTTCGAGTGTTAAAACATCTTTACTTAATTTTTTATGTAAACTTGCATTAAATGAATCTTTAAAGATTAATTGTATGCGACCACTTTTGGTTTCAACCAAAATTACTTCTTTAATTAGTTCCTGTTTTGGCTTACGGTCTCTTGGAATTTGTTTAGAACGTTCTATACGTTTACGTGCGGCATCTTTGGCACGATTGTCTCCTGCTGCAGATTTAGCCCTATCTTTTTGTTCTGAAGCACCTAATTGGGATGCTTCATTGATAGTCGAAGGATTTAAAAGTTTTGATAACAGTGTTTTAAAGTTCATCTTAAATTATTTAGGCTCTGACGAATCCTTATATTCTTCCAGAGGATTGTATAATTTAAAATTTTTATGGGTTTTTATCTTCCCATTTACTAAACTTTTAATTCCAGTATAAGAGAGATTGTTGTTCCTTGCAAATTCTTTTAAATTTGTCACAGGAATAACTTGATTTGTTGTCATCTCTAGAAGAATAGTAGATTTGGTTTTTATGACCTTTTTTCTAACTGGTTCCTTTAATTTGACTCGTGGACCAACCTCCATGATTGGTCTAACCTCTACTGCAGTCCAACCTTTATAAGTTTTACGAGTACCGTTTAAAAGTTCACATATTTTACTTGATGTCATACCGTGTATGGCAGCAAATTCTCCCATATTAGAAAAAAAGACTTTTTCTTCTGTGTCAACTCTCTTTAACCAATAACCATTTTTGGTAGCAACATCAGTAATCCATTTCCAATATCTACCTTCTCGACGAAAGAATCCACCATGTTCTTGAACAAATAGATGTCTGGCTTTTACAGATTTTGAATTGTCGTTCATCTGTGTCCATAGTTTGGTTCCGCGTGTATTTACGGTTTCTTCTAATGAACGTGATTCATACTGTGTCATGATGTTTCCTATAATCTGTAATCAAGAATTTTAAATGTTTAACATGGTTAATTGGTTTATCTTGAAATACTTGATGAAGACCATCTTCACATGCAATCATTATTGCAAAATTGTCAATAATAATACCGGTTCGTTCTTGAAACATTAATGAATAGGCTGTAGCCTGAGCAAAGTAGTTATCAACATCTTTGGTTCGTTTTTCTTTTGTACTTGCTTTAAAATCAATAATAGAAAGTTTTCCATCATATTCAGCAATACAATCTGTTCTTCCTGCTAGACCCAATATCTTAGACCATAGTGGAGTTTCTAATGCTACAATATTATCAATTTTGTCGATCTCTGGTCTTAGAATTGAAAATAAAGATTTAATTCCAGAATGAAGATTGTCATAGTCTAGGTCTTCATTGTTTAAATATTTTTCAATAAGACTATGAAATTTAGTTCCTCTAGCAAGAACTCGTTTACTTTCTTCTGGATTCTTTCGTCTCCATTCAGCAAAAAACTCTTGTTTACGAAACCCTACGACTGTAGTTACAGAAGGAAAAATTCCTTCTGGTGTATTATACATTCTAGGTCCAGTACTAGATACTTCATTTAAAGAACCTTCAAGTAATAACGGCTTGTGAACAAATTGTTTAGTAGATATAATAGCCATAGAATTTCACCAGATGAGTATACAACAAATTAACAGATATGCAATTATTTATAGGATTCTATAACGCTTAGAGAACTGACCCATTGCTTCTGCGCCTAAGCCCAAATCAATGTCTTGAGCCCTTCCTTTTGCGGCATATTCTTGGGATCCTCTTTTTGGACTACTGCCACCCATACCAATAGGTGGTATGATAGGAGGTACATAAGGTGGACCGTCCGGACCCTTACCATCTTGACCATCATCACCTTTACCATCACCCTTATCAGAATTGTCTGCTTTGGCAGGTTTTTCATCGGGTACTTTAGCAGGATCTGGTACTTTAGCAGGATCTGGTGTTTTAGCCGGATCTGTTACTTTAGCAGGATCTGGTACATTGTCTGGTGCTTTAGGGGGAACTTTATCTGGTACTTTATCTGATACATTGGCCGGAGTTTTAGCTGGTGCTTTTGGAGGAGCTTGTTCCGGAGCTTTTGGGGGAGCCTTATCGGGTGCTTTTGGAGGAGCTTGTTCCGGAGCTTTAGGAGGAGCTTTCTCTGGTGCTTTTGCCGGTGTGACAGTAGGTGCTACGGTAGGAGCTTTCTCTGGTGCTTTAGGAGGAGCTTTCTCTGGTGCTTTAACTGGTTCTACTGGTTTAACGACTCGAGGCGCAGTTGTTGAACCAACTCCTTCTGCGGCTTTAACTCCTTCTCCGGAAGTCACAGATGCTGGAACTGGTCGTGCAACTTCGATTGCAACACCAGGTGTTCCAGTTACTGTAGAAGCAGTAATAGCTACAGATGCTGTTGCAGTTTGTGCAGCTTTTTTAGCTTCTGCTACAGCTTTTTCTATGCTTAGTTGTATAAAACTTTTAACTGGTCCTCGTGGTTTTGGTTTTGGACTTATCTCTGGTCCAGATGTTGGCTTAGTAAATTCCGCTTCTCTTGCTTTTTGTTCTGGAGTTAAAGTACTTCTATTTTCTCTTGTAACACGTGCACTACGAGCTGCTGCAGCTTCATTACCAGCTTTTTCTGCTCTGGCGATAACTTCTTCAGCTTGTTTCAATGCTTCAGATGAAGCCTTTCCTGGTTGAATATTGTATTTACCTGAAAGTGCTTTTCTTATTTCTTCCGGTGTATTACCACGTAGAGCTAACTCTTGAGCTTCTTTTTGAATTTCGCTCAATGACTTTTCTGAAAATTTAATAATTTGACCAGCTTCTTCAGCATTCTTAGCAGCTTTTGCAGCTTCTGCAGCCTTTAAAGCTTCAGCAGCTTTTAAGCCTTCAACTGTTTTTAAAGCTTCAGCTGCAGCCTTTGCTTCTTTAGCTAATCTTGCAGCTTTTGCAGCTTCTGATGCACCTTTAATAAATTCAGGCAATTTAAATAACACATCTGTCTCTCCACCTTCATTTAGCAATTTGCACTCAACCCATTTTCTAAATGAAATACCAGATGTAACTTCTTTGATACCGTTAAGATTATTATTATAACGTTGTTCTAAAATTAAATTGAGTGTATATGGTATCATGGTGGTATACTTATTTAGTTAACCGGTAGGTAGCCCAGAACCTCGTGTACCTGGAAAATCTGTTGTACTTTCTTTACTATTTGCACGTCTCTCTGCAGCTTTATCTCTAATGATTTGCATCGGAGAAGCGGCTCTTTCAGCTTGTGTTTGTGCCTGAAGCTCTGCAACAGTAGGATACCTATCAACTGGTTTACCTTTCGCTTCTTGACCAGCATATGTTTTGGCAATTTTATCAGTTAATCCTGTTGCATCATCAATAGCCCCTCCCGCTTTATATGCACCATATGCAACTGGAAGCATTGCTGCTCCAGCCACTACCCCCGGAAGAACTGCGGCTCCACCTGCCATTAAAGCTGCACCGGGTGCAGCTCCACCTAATGCTGCGGAAGTAGCAGCAGCAGCACCAGAAAAGGCACCAAAACCAGTTGCCATTTTTGTTGATCCTCTGTACATAGGGTCTTCTACGCCAAGAGCGTCCAATGCCATATCAGTTGGTTTATCTGTAAGTTCAGATGCTACGAATCCAACAGCTGCAGGACCACCTAAACGAATAACACCTTTTGCTACATCTTTTGCTTTTAGTAATGCTTCAGGAATACCAGCCGTTGGGTTAGTTACTACTTTTGCTGCTGTTTTTGCAGTACCTACAACAGCATTTTTAGTAGCATTAGTTGCAGTTTTTGCTGCATCGGCTACTTTGGTAACAGCTGCTCCTGTTGTTTGAATTGGACTCGTTACTAAATCTTTCCCTCTTTCAGCCCACTTTACAGTTGGATCTACAAATTCTTTTTTAAATTCTTGTCCAGTATTTGTTATTAAATCCTTGCCAGTATTTAATACTATGCCTTCATTGATTTTTAATAATTTAGCTTCTAATAATTTAATTTGTTCTTGAAGTTGAATTGTTTTATTAAGATATAATTGTGTTATGTAATCCATAGTAATTTTCTTTATATTTTATAGGTAGAAATAAATTTATTAAGCTTGTTCTCGAGAAAATACGTTATTAGGAGTGCGTTTTGCATATCGCGCACCAATATCGGCTTGTGTTATATTACCTTGTTGAGGACTTCCTGGTCTAATGGTGTCATTCATAGAACGAAGTTCGCTTTGTAATGCAATAGTTTCTTTACTAACTTCAGCGTCTGCTCCACCTGCATTCCATTTCGCTTCATCTTGAGCTCTAGATTCCTTCCATTTTGCTTTTAACTCGTCTCGTGCAGCCGTTGCAGAAATGTTTGCAGATTTTATAGCTGCATTTCTTGCAACATTTTCAGCACGTCTTTGTTCTCTATTGTCGCTACTACCAGTAGCGGTTCTATTGTATGTTGGAGTTGATCGTGGCATTCCTCTTGCATATTTTAACCTTGTCATAACATCCATAGATGAAAGATCGGTTGATTCAGTGCTATCTACATCCGTTGTATCGGTGGTATCGAGATCCGCTGTATCAGTGCTATCAGTGCTATCCCCTGTGAGTGTTGGCATAGAAGATGTAAGAGGCTCTTTCACACCATATGGTGTTGGTCTTTTTGGATTTAGGATTTTAGAATCAAGTCCAAACAGCGATGTTGACTTACCAGTATTAATACTAGGGCCGGGTGTAATAGTTGGCAAAACAGTACCGGGAGGCGGTATTAGAGTTGGATTAACAGGAGTTCCTTTAAGCCTTTTAGTATTATCAATTTTTATTTTGTCAAATGGAGACGGTGGTGAAGATAGTGTGGTTGGTTTATTTGGTTGAATTGGTAGTTCTTTCATCCCACCGCGAATGCCTAGTATTATTCCATCATCAAATTTGTTAGGTGTACGAGGTTTACCTATATCATCAAAAATACCTTCTCTAATTACTCCAAACGGATTTGATGTAATATTTTTGGTATGCTGAATATTCTCAGGTGTACCATTTTGATTATTTCGTTCTATAGCATTAATTGCTTGACGAATGGTTGATGCTGAGTTAATATTAGGATTAAATGATGATGGTTTATATAATTTATTCTGTTCAAGAATATTTTTTATACTTGATACCATATTATCTGGGGTTTTGACGGGTTTATTAATTTCATGTGGTTTCCCCATAAAATCTTTAACTTCCCAATAAAAATTACGATCTTGTTTATTATCCATGGTTATGAAATATTTAGATTTCTATAAATACTTAAAAGGTATGAATAAACAGGTCCTCTTGTTAAACCAAGATAATACACCCCTTAATATCATTACCATTAGTAAAGCCTATAAATTAATAGCCAGAGATAAAGTTTGGGGAGATTCCTCAGATGAATTTATTGAAGTCGTTTCTGTATCCAAAACTATTAAAATTCCCAAAATTTTAATTTTAAAGTATTATGTAAAATTACCCTTTAAAAAGGCTGCTGCATCTAGGCAGAATATTTTACGACGTGATCTCTATTGCTGCCAATATTGTGGAAAAGAGATGAATAATAAAGAGGCTACAATTGACCACGTTGTTCCTACCTCTAAAGGTGGAGCATCTTCTTGGGTGAATATGGTAGCCGCATGTAGAGCATGTAATCTCTTTAAAGGCAATCGATCTGTTAAAGAAGCAAATATGGAACTTATTAGTAGACCAAAGGAGCCTTCTTACGGATTCTTGTTTGAAAACATGCTAATTACCTTTAGAAAGAAAAAATAATGCCCAACTACGCTTTTATATGTAATGGATGTGACCATACCTTTGATGAAATGTTATCTCTATCTGATAGAGAAATTCCATGTAAGAAAGCATGTCCAAAGTGTAAGAAGAAAAAGGTTCAAAGAGATTGGCAAGCCAGCACACCAACTTTAGCAATCGATGCTACCTTAACTCCAAAGAAAGTTATGGGAAGTCAATTTAAAGATGTTATTGATAGAATTAAAAATAATGGTCAAGTTCCAAAAAGATTTCATGCCAAACTTGATGCAAGTGCAAGTATGAATGCTGGAAAAATTGTTCGTTAAGTTTTAGATTCTATCAAAGCCTTTAACACATAATAACTGTCAATAACATCTGTAACAGGATTACTTAAAGTTTTCTGACCAAACACTGATTTCAGATCAGTGTTTGTTTCTTTGCTGAAGGTCTCATACATTACCTGTTTATCAGCGTTACCTTTGCCTGTGGCGCATTTCTTTACCTTGGCTGGTTCTACGATAGTTACTGGAATGGCGTGTTTGTAGAGTTTGTATTTGAGAAGACCCATATTCTCGGCTAAATTAAATACTCTACCTTTAGCACCATAGGCATAACCCTCCATACCAACATCAGCAGCACCAATACAAAGATTTGTTGCCCATTCTGATATGGTATCAAATCTATCTACGTCTTGTATATATTCCTGAAATGATTCACCGGTAATATTTGGTGCAATCTTATCAGCATATTTTTTAATATTGGTAAGATAATAGAAAAAACAATTCTCAAACTTAAATGTCTTGCGTTCATCAAATAAACACAAGCAAGGGCAAGTTATAGAATAATCGATTCCTATTAACATAGTGTACATGGATATTTATTCCGAAAACCAAGGCCAGTCACATACTTCTTGTTTCATAACAGTATCTATCCATGAATAATAATAATCAATTTTTGCAGCACCATTGTCCACAACAGATTGTGTTTCTGGATCAATACTCATAAAATTAATTATGCCTGCTAACTTACCATTATCTTCAAATACTGCACCACCAGAATCACCAAAATATATTGATCCTTTATTTGCAAGCATTCTCATAATCTGACCATTGTCTTCAATCAAACTCCCATAATAGTTCATGACACCTTTTTTACTTACCTTCTTATAACCTAGACTCCATCCAACAGTTGTTAGAGATTCACCGGAAACTAATTCAAAAGTTGTTTTTATTAGATTTGTTGGTGGTTCAACACAATCGGTATCAAGAATACAAATAACAATATCATTGATTAACATTCCACTATAATATGGTTCTTTAGTAATTATTTTTATAATTCTTACTAGTTGTCCACTATGTGTCCAGAAGTAACCAGGAAAATTGTCAGGATCACTAAAGCAATGTCGGGCACTGAGTATTGCTCTTGGATGAATTAAAACTGCT